TCAAGGAGGTCAACCAACACAATGGCCCGCCCGCCCCGGAGAAGAGCAGTACGAGTGGGAAGAACCACGGGTCGTGGGCGACCCCAAATGCAGGAGACGGAAAAGGGGGAATGAATATGGGTCGAAACGGAACGGGGAGAAAACAAAAGAGTTTAGGACAAGATGTGAGCAAGAGCATAGGGGGATTCAATCCCACGATGAAGCTCAATCCGAATTGGGTGGAGCAGTTGATGGGCTTACCCATCGGGTGGACAGACTTAGGCTCCTGGGAAATGGAGTCGTGCCGCAAACCGCAGAACTAGCATGGAGAACTTTATGGAAGAAGATGAACTAGCAGACAATTACTCGGAGGAGTTATGGGAGGATCGGCACAGTAGGCGTGGATTGTATTGGATGATCGAGGCCGCCCGTGAGTCGGACGAGGACGAAGAGGACGAAGAGGACGAGGATGCGTGAGCGTATTCTTACCCGTGATGAAGCCCTGCGTGGATGGGACAGGTTTTGGTCCAAGAATCAGGTCAAAGAGTTTTTACGCACTGCGGATGGGAAGTATGCCCGTGATAAGAAGGGTAACCTGGTCGCGATCCGCACAGATGAGAAGCGTAGGTTACCGCAAAGGAAGTTTGATTTCAGGAGGGTTGATTATGGAATCACCAAATAGGAAGGTTGTGCATGAGGTGAAGGCATTGCTTCACCGATGGAGTGAGGAGAGTGACCTGGAGGATAATGAGTTACTTCAGTGCATAGGTGATGCGGTGGATGAGTATTTCGATGAGGATGTTGTGGAGTTTGAGAGTGATATTGATTTGGAGGATGATGAATGAATATTTACCGCTCAACAGGAAAGAAGGTGGAGAGTTGGCCTCAATGGGTGAAGCGATTATCCGCTGAGTTGGACAGGAAGAATGCGGAGATTGAGCGTTTGAAAGCGAAGATAGACAGTCTTGAGCAGGAGAGTTTTGAGTTAAAGAAGCGCAGTTGTGATTTATGGAGTGAGGTGATGGAGACCAAGGCAAGCTATGAGCAATGAATATCCCGCTGGGTTGGAACCCGATTTATTGGAAAAAGTACGGGCGAGCGATACCGAGTTGCGTACCTCAATATGTACCGTGCGACTTGAGAAAGTTGGGGCCACCCCCGTCGAAATTCGACCAAGAGACATTGGAACGGATACGCAGGGATGGAGCGTCGGGGAAAAAGAAATCCCGGTCGAAACGCTCGAAACGGCGATCATAGTGGGCATGGAGATGCAGGCTAGGGGATGATTGTAACGCTTCAACCCGATGAGATCCAAGTCTGTCAGATGGTTGGCAGGATGCGCAGTCTCATTGCCCGTGGAAACGGGGTGCGTGACGCGAAGATGGGTGATCAGGATGGGAGCGAAGCGGATGTGATGGGTATGATGGCGGAGTATGGATTTGCCAAGGAGATGAATGTTTTCCCTGACCTTGGACTAACTCCGAGAAGTGGATCTGCGGATGGTAAGCTTGCCAAAGGTAAGCGTTATGATGTCAAAGCATCTAAGCATAAAGGAGCAAGATTGCTTAGTACGCTCAAGGTTAATGCTGATGTGGATTTTTATGTTCTGTGCGTGGTGGATGGAAACACTTTGGATTTTAAGGGTTGGGCATGGAAGCGGGAATTGATCATGGAAGAAAACAAAATAGACCTCGGTCATGGCGTTAGCTATGCCTTGGCGCAAAGTAAACTGCGAAAGTTTTGATGACCGATGAGGAGATCATGGAGCAAGCGTTGGAACGCTTTGCGAAGGAGGCCCGCGAGAAGTTTATGGCGGGTATTCGGGAGCATAATCCCGATGGGAGCAGGGGCTTATCACGCATGACCTTGGAGCAGAAGCTACGCAGTTGCCGCGAAGAGGTCATGGATTTGTGGTTTTATTTAAATGCGATGGAGGAGAAATGCCGAAGATAACCTACGCAGATGAGATTGACGCGCACTTCGGTATTCCCTGGACCGATGATTTAAAGTACGAGAAGGGCGAGCTTGCCTGTGCGTTGAGTGAGGGAGAGATTGACGCACTACCGCAGGAACGGGCGGAGATTCTGAGCCGCTTGATGGTTGACCAACCCAACAGCGAGAAGGAAGATCCGATCAAGTGGGGATGGACATTACCGGGTTGGCGAAGGGTGATGGATCGATGGAAAGATACAAAGATCCATGTGATTCTCGGCGGGAACCGGAGTTCGAAAACAACTCTTTGTTCAAGGCTGTTGGTACACTTGGCAGAGCAAATCCCCGAAGCGGAGATTCGCAGTATGCATGTATCAGAGGAACGGAGTATTGCGGACGCTCAACGCTATATTTGGGAGGCTCTTCCTGCGCGATACAAACGGGCAAAGAAAAAGAGTACAAACCATTCTTTGCAATACACTCAGAAGAACGGATTCAATTCAGGTAAAGCTATTCTTCCACCAAACGCACCAGGCGCGGAAAGAGGAAGCACAATAAGTTTTAACAACTACAGACAATTCATGGCAGACCCACAGATATTTGAGGGTTGGTCCGCACATGCGATACACTGCGATGAAGAGGTAAGTGAGGCAATTTTCAATACGTTATTGGCGAGGCTAACTGACTTTTCGGGACGCTTAATTTTATCATTCACGACACTTCAAGGTTACACGCCCTTGATTAATAGCTTACTCAAGGGCGCGGAGACTGTGGAAAAGAAATACAGTAAACTTCTTGGACGGGATTTACCTATCGAGCAGGTCTCCGCCAATTGGCCTGATTGCCGGATTTATTACTTTTGGTCAGAGATGTCACCTTTTGTAAATGCAAACGAATTGATCCGCACTTATTCTAAGCAACCCTTAGAGGTTAAGCTTGCCCGGTTATATGGCATTCCAAGTAAAGCAGTGGAAGGTCGTTTCCCGAAATTCAACAGAGAGGTAAATGTAATCCCGCATGAGAAGATCCCCTTTATTCAGGATGATTCAATACCTGTCACCCGCTACTTCGTTGCTGATCCTGGCGGCTCAAAACCGTGGGTCTGCATTTGGGCGGGAGTTATGCGGGACGGGAGTATTTATATATACCGCGAGTTCCCTGACTCCACGATGGGCCAATGGGCCTTGCCACATGTCAATGGGGTAGGGAAGAGCGTGGGTAAACCTGGCCCTGCCCAAAGGCCACTCGGATTTGGGTACTGCGATTATAAGAATCACTTCGAGGATTTGGAGAATGAGGAGGAGATATTTGAGCGAATTGTTGACCCGCGAATGGGTGCGGCCACAGTCAGGGAGAAGGAGGGGGAGAGTAATATTATTACGACGATGGCAAACTTGGGCTTTGTTATGCGCCCCGCACCTGGCGTGGAGATCGAGTCAGGGATTGCGAAGATCAATGATGCGTTATCGTGGAACGATACCGAGGATATGACGGACGAGAATAAGCCAAAACTGTATATCTCAGACCAATGCGATAACACAATTACCTCGATGCTTGAGTATACGGGTCAGTCCCGCGCTGAACACTTTAAGGACCAAATTGACTGCATCCGATACCTCATGGTCAGTGGTGCTGATCACATCACTCCCGGCTCAATGGTGGCTACAGGTGGTGGTGGATATTGAATCCGTTTGACTAGTCAACTACAAATGGCTATAATTTGCTACTGCATATGCAAAGTGCCTCTGATCCTGAATTATTGTATGTTTCCAAGGAACCTGATATTGGATACTTACAGGAAACTTATCGCCGTACCCAAAGCGACTTGGGTGAGTGGATGGACCGTAGGCAACGCGATTACGACACTCGGAATTGCTTATGGAATGGTAAGAGTGATGACTATAAGAAGCACGGCAGTCTGAGCGAGACCGGAGAGGTTTTCCCTTGGGATGGGGCATCAGATCAGGAAGTCCGCATGGTGGATGAGACCATCAATTGCTTAGTTTCCATGTCACTCAATGCAATCCGCCGCGCTCACATTGTTGCCACACCTGTGGAATCCGATGATATTGAGCGATCCAATGTGATCAGTAACTTCATGCGATGGATGCTGAACACGAAGATGACTGAGTTCTATGATGAAGTGGAACTTGGATTGAATCACTTTTACGAGAAGGGCATGATGGTTCATTACTGCTATTGGGATTCTCAGGATCTCAAACAACAGCAATCCATTCAGCTTGATCAGATTGCCCAAGCCCTTCCGCAGATTGCCACCGCTATTCAGGACGGGAGCATGGACAACGAATTAGCCGCCGCCCTGAACGAACAATTTAAGGTATCCAAGGCCAAGGCTCGCGGAATGCTCAGGGAATTACGCCAGGACGGTGAGACCACTGTACCCGTAACCCGCAGAGTAATTAATCAACCCCGCATCAAAGCACTTGCCCCTGATGAGGATGTATTTTGGCCATCCTATGCGATTGATCCGCAGGAAGCACCTTATGTTTTCCATGTCATTAATATGACCCCTGAACAACTTCGTGCGAAGATTGGCACTGAAGGATGGGATGAGGAGTTCGTGGATAAAGCCATTCAACTTGCACAACGCGGAGATGTGGACACTGCGATCAATAATATGCGTTTGCAGGAGGAAGTGATTCGCAATGATGATGAGACCATCCGCGTAATCTACTGCTATCAGCGTTTACTCGATGAGGATGATGTGCCGGGTATATTCTGCACAATCTTTTGCAGTGATGTGCCGGAAGTCTATGCCAAGCATCAACTCTTGGACTATGGGCATGGTAAGTATCCTTTCGTTGTATCTACATATGAGAAAACAAGTAAGCGTCTCTACCACTCCCGCTCGGTTGCCGAGCTTGGTGAGGGGCCGCAAAACATTTTAAAGATTGAAGAAGACTCCTCGATTGACAGGCAAAGCATCTCAACGCTTCCGCCGTTGGAACATCCGCTCGGTCGAGCGCCAACGAGGTGGGGGCCGGGAGTACGCATCCCGTATCGCACTCCGGGTGAGTACCGATTTGCGGACACTCCGAGATTCGATGGCGGATCGGTACAGGTTCGTCAATATGTTAAAGAACAATTTGACCGATTGATTGGCAGAAACGCACCAGGCGTTGATCCCGTTGAGGCTCAGATGAAGCAACAGCGGAACATCGATAAAGTCTTTCAGCATCTCAAGCATTTATTCGATCAGATTTACACGCTCTATCAACAGTATGGTCCTGACGCAGAGTTCTTCCGGGTGACCGGAATGCGGGACATGCAGAAGTTTTCCAAGGGTGCGGCTAATGAACGCTTTGATTTTTATTTGCAATTCGATGCTGCAACTCAAGACCCACAGCAAATGCTTGAACGGGTAAAGACGGTTGCGGAACTTGGCGGTATGCTTGACAAGAACGGAACCCTGGACACTGAGCGTCTGTTGCAATTAGCAATCGGACAAGTCTTACCTGGTGCATCCGAGAAGGTATTACTACCAAAAGAAACTGCATCACAGAATGCGGTCAGTGAAGAGCGTCAAACCATTGCCGAGTTGGTTGCGGGAGTTCCACCAAATGTGAAACCTTCCGATGCTCACGAATTAAAGATGCAAGTATTTCAACAGTGGTTGGCACAACCCGACATTCAACAAAAAGCTCAACAAGATCCGGCATTGCAGGAGCGTATTCAAAACTACATGCAACAGCGTCAGATGCAGATTCAACAGCAGGCAAATGCTCAGATTGGCAGACTTGGCGCGGCTCCTACGCAGTTCGGGCAAACCGCAGACGCGGCATAGAAAGGAACCAATATCATGCCAATGGTAGGTAAAAAGAAATTCGGATACGGAACGAAAGGCAAAGCGGCGGCCAAAGCTTACGCCAAGAAGACCGGGAAGAAGATGGTCAAGCGTAAGAAGAGATGATCAATTACCGTGGAGAAAGATTCTCTAAGTATAATTCTCCAAAGCGAACACCCGGTAAGTCCAAGAAGTTTGCTGTACTTGCTAAGGAAGGAGATAAAGTGCGCCTTGTTCGATTTGGAGACCCAAATCTGCGAATTAGAAAATCAGAACCTGCACGGCGTAAATCCTTCCGAGCAAGACATAAGTGCGATGAGAAGAAGTCTAAATTAACCGCCGGATATTGGTCCTGCAAGAAATGGTGAGAAAGAAGAAAGCTAAGTCCCGCGTCAATGAGGCGGGTAACTACACCAAACCCACCATGCGTAAGCGTTTATTTGAGAAGATCAAGCGTGGGACCAAGGGCGGACGGGCAGGTCAATGGTCAGCTAGAAAAGCTCAAATGCTTGCCAAGGAATACAAATCCAAAGGCGGAGGGTATCGCAACTAATGGCTTTAAAGAAGTCACAGAAGTCCCTTAAGCGATGGACCGGACAGAAGTGGAGAACCGCTTCCGGTAAGAAGTCCTCCGAGACAGGTGAGGTCTATGCACCTGCCAAGACAATCAAGAAACTAAAAAGCACAAAGTCGGGTAGGGCAAAACTTGCGGCGGCCAACAGGAAGAAAAGGGCGGCCACCAAGAAAGGTAAGCAATACGCCAGGCACGGTCTGCATAAAGGCAAAAAGAGATAAGCATGTGCAACACTTGCAAAGAGAATGGTATTGGGTCGTGGTGTTGGTCATGTTCTTCATCGAGCGAGACGCGATCATAGACATAATGTTTTTAAGCCTATCCCTACTTTACGAACTACTAAAATGAAAACCTACCACGATATAGACCCCGAAGAAGCGGTGACCGCCCTGGTCTCACTTAAGAACGATCCAAACTTCAAGGCATACATCAAGATGCGTGAAGCAATGCGTGAGGAAGTGATCCGTCAATTGCAGTCCAAGGTTGTAATCGATAGCACCAACAGACACTTTATGATGACAGGCAAATTAGAAGCCATAGACGAAGAGTTGGATAACTTCTATAAACTTTAGTTCAGTCATAACCACACATAGCTCGCACGGTTGGGGGTGACCGTGCGGGCTTTTTTATTGCCTCTGTAACTACATTAGGCTATATTTTGCTACACTAGGCTTTATAGCCTTGACATGTTATGGAAACAATTACCGAAGAGGTTGTCTCGGAGTCCTCTGAAAATTCCGTGGATAGTGAAACGCAAGGTGACGGGAATGTCTCGATGGCCGAATTTGCTG